AAGATCAGAAAAGTAGAGATTGAGAAAATCGAAATCCCAAAAGAGGAGTTAATATTTCCAATTGAGGTCTTCCCTGAATCATTACAGAATTATATTCTGTTAAATCAGAAAACTCTTAATCATTCAATAGATAACATGGGTTGCAGCTTACTTTGGTACATTTCAATCTGTATTGGAAATGCCTGTAAGGTGGAAGTAAAAACAGGCTGGAGAGAGTCAGTAAACATTTGGCTAGGATTAATTGGTAAAGCAGGTCTAGGAAAAACGCCTAGTATAAATGCGGTTATATTTCCATTGGCCAAGAAAAATAGTTTTGAGATTAAGCACTACCAAAATGAATATAAGAAGTACAAGGAATATGAGAAGCTAAGTTCCAAGGACAAAAAGGATGTAGAGGAAATTAAGGAGCCAGTAAGGAAGCAGATTATTGTAAACGATGTAACTGTAGAAGCATTGGCGGATCTACACGAGGAAAATGAAGTTGGAATCGCAGTATTTAAGGATGAGCTTAACGGATGGATCAAGGACATGAATAAGTACAAGCCAGGATCTGACTTGGAGTTCTGGCTGTCCTGTTGGTCTAATCAGCAAGCGATTCTAACAAGAAAAACCGCAAAGAGTAGCTTTATTCAGTCGCCATTGATTCCAGTACTTGGTGGTATACAACCAGGGATATTCTCACAGATTTCTACCTTGGAAAATAAGGATAATGGATTCTTAGACAGATTGCTGGTTTGCTACCCTGATAAGGAGATTGAGCATTACAATAGAAATGCAATAGAGCAGGAGGTATTAGATTGGTATGAGGCTTATATGTCTCAGTTCTATAACTTGATTCGAAAAGAAATCTTGCAGTTGAATAAGTTTGGAGATATTGAGTCTAGGATAATTAAGTTTGACTCTGAGGCTGAAAAAGAGTGGGAGCGGATTTTTAACAACATTACCGATATGCAGAACTCAGATGATATTTCTGAATATGTAAAAAGTATGTTGAGTAAGCAGAAGGCTTATATCCCTAGATTTGCTCTGATAATTAACTCGATTACTGCTTACAATGAAGGCAAAGGATTTGACTGGATTGATAAGGAAAGTTTGCTCAAGGCAGAAAAGTTAAGTAATTACTTCATCGCGATGTCAAAGAAGATAAAGGTAAATTCATTGGAGACAGGCGAGTTGAGTGAGTTGGTTAGATCATTGAAAAATGAGACGATTGAAAGAAAAATACAGCAGATTCAGGAAGCAGTACCTGACTTCAATAGATCTGAGCTTGCTGAGATGCTAAATGTAAGTAGAACTACGATTTATAAACACTTAAAGAAATGATTGAAGCACTAGACGAGATTACGGAAATCCCATTTATTGTATTCTGGGATAAGTTCATGGAATTAGAACCAGGTATTTATGACCGATACACCGCAGAAGGATATTGGCTAAAGATGAGAGAGCAAAACAGAATCTTAGCATTTGAATTTCTATGCAGATTCGGTAGCGACTTTAAAGAACCTTGGATGCATTTAAGACAGTTTGATTTGCCATTCTGATGTCGATAAAAGAAAAATACGCAGTCAAATCGATTGATAATTTTATCTGCAAAGATTGGCTTTTGAATAAGCACTATGCAAAAAGAATTCCAAGCATAAGTTATGCCTTTGGACTTTTTAATTCTGAAAACCTACTGAGCGGAGTTGTTTGCTATGGTAGGCCAGTTGCTCATACTTTGGTTAAAAACGCATTTAGCGGAGAGTATCAAGAACAGTTTTTGGAACTCAATCGCTTAGTGGTAAACGAAGGAATGGAAAAAAATACTTTATCTTTTTTTGTTGCAGAAAGTTTGAAAATGCTGCCAAAACCTCAAGTTATAGTTAGTTATGCTGATAGCAGTCAAAACCATCACGGATATATTTATCAAGCTACAAATTGGTTTTATACTGGATTATCTGCTGAATTTAAGGATTACATGGTCAAAGGTTTTGAGCATATGCATTCCGCATCAATTATGGATATGGTAGGAAGAAGTGATGGGGAACATGGACATATAAACAAAGTGGAAGAACTAAAGAAAAAGTTTGGAGAAGAGAATGTTTATATGGTTGATAGGCCAAGAAAACACAGATATTTTTACTTTCTTGGTAATAAAAAAGTAGTTAAAAAAATGAAGTCATTAATTAAATACGAAGAGCAGCCGTATCCAAAAGGTGATAACAAACGATACGATGCAAGCTATCAGCCTGCAATTCAAACAACCCTATTTTAATGAAACCACTAGACAAACTTAAGGAACTCAAGCTCTCAGCATCAATCCAAGACCATCCAAATGTGCCTAGATATGCAATCGCGCTACCAAAGTACACGGATGCTACTGCAAATGGACTTACAAAGTGCATACTTGACTACCTACAGCTATGCAATCACCAGGCCGAGCGAATCAACACAATGGGTAGGCCAATCGACAACCGCAAGCAAGTCACAGATGTGCTAGGCAGAATCAAGACAATCGGAACAATGACCTGGGGCAAGTCTACAGCTACAAAAGGATCTTCCGATATATCGGCAACCATCCAAGGCAGGTCAGTAAAAATAGAAGTCAAGATAGGCAAGGACAGGCAGTCTGAAGATCAGAAAATCTACCAATCAAACATAGAAAGCTCTGGAGGTCAGTACTGGATAGTAAAAAACTTTGATGACTTCATGAAAAAATATGAAGAATTTGTAGAATCTTTAAAATCAAACAATTAATATTACTTTACAAACTAAAAAACAAAACAATGGCAAATTTATCAGAGATTTTCCTAAAGCAGGAAACACTAGAAACTTTACTAAGCACAGTAAAGGCAAAGAGTCTAAAAGGTGTATCTATCACCATTAGTCAGAACGATACCTCAAACGAATGGGGTCAGAATGTAAACTCCTATGTATCTCAGTCCAAAGAAGACAGAGAATCTAAGAAACCTAAGTTCTACACTGGATCAGGCAAAGTGTTTTGGTCTGATGGAAAACCAGCAATGGTAGTGGAAAAAAAGCAAGCGCATCAATCTAAACCTCAATATGCAGAGAAAGAAAGCGACGATCTCCCGTTCTGATTACACTCTCAAACGTAGGTTTATCAACAAATGTAATGAGTACACCCCGTGGCAGGATATCGGTCACGGGGAGTGGCTCTCACTAGAAGATGTGCAGGATAAGATTAAGCTACTGGTACAAAACTATAGAAGCAAGCACGTTGAAGTGTGGTTTGAAAAAGATGGTAAACTACTAGATTACAATGGAAATCAAACTAATGAACCAATTAAATTCATACCGAAATGAAAAAGAATCTTTTAGGGTTGTTTAAATTTATAAATGTAGCTTTAGGTTTTATGACTTGCCTATATTTAATTTCTAAGTCGCTATTAATATTTGCATTGGTACTTGCGCTTTTTATCACTTACTTAAACATGATTATTGATGGAATACTCAAAGGAACAGATTAAAAGAGCAGTAAGGTCATCTGTATGCTGCCAAGGAACTGGCTTAAAAGCAGATCCTGACATGGAAGACCATCCTGAAGCAGGAGATATATTATACAACCACTTTATCGGTAATACAGAGCCAAGGCTTAGTTCCTTGCTTGAGAATCCTAGATACGTTATTAAGTTTGAACTTATAACTAGACACTTAAAACACAACTACAAATGATAAAATATAAATACGAAGAAATCGACTTCTATGTAGATACTGAAACAGGTGAATTAGTAATTGACTACACGGAAAATGTTACTAAGATGGATAATCACATAGCTATCGAGCTTATTGAGATTATTAGACAGAAACTCTATTTCCACAAAGAACAAAAGGAAAGTGTAATTAAAAGATTCTTTAAATGACATTTCACGAGCAAGTTTATAAAGTACTAAGCGAGATCACAGAAATGCTAATAGCAAAGAACGAGAAGTATGGCAACTCAGCTCTGGAGCCGCTTGGTGTATTTAGTCAGTTGTCCGCAAAACAAGGACTACTCATTAGGATTGACGACAAATTAAAGCGGATTAAAAATGGATCTCTTGACAAGGATGACGAAGATGTTGTAAATGACTTAATTGGATATCTAGTTCTGTTAAAAATTCATGCAAACCAGGAGAGTAGTTTTGACGAAGTAGATGGATCTCACAACTGGAAAAGCGTTAAGGATAAGCAAGAGATGATAAGGTTAA